ATAATGCACTGGTTGCTTAATGGCGCAATTAGACATTGATGAACATGGGCGAAAGATTTATGAGCCCGGAGGTAAGGTTCTCGCTGATTATCTTGTCGATAGGGCTCATGTCAGTGTCATACGTGGTCCTATTGGTTCTGGAACGAGTTCGGCGTCTTGTATTAAAATCGGGATGCTTGCGGCCGAACAAAACAAAAGTCCTCTTGATGGGATTAGACGGTCACGTTGGGCGGTCATCCGCAATAGTTATCCGGCGCTGAGGAATACGACTGTAAGGACCTGGCTCGATTGGTGGAGCGAGAATCTTTACGGGAAGATGAACTGGGGTAAGCCCATGATGCACATGATGCGCTGGGCTGATGTTGAGTGTGAAGTAATCTTTCTTGCTCTGGACGATGAAGCGGACGTGGCTAAGCTGCGATCGTTAGAGTTGACGGGCGTTTGGATTAACGAGCTCGAATATATTCCTAAGATTATTTTCGATGAAGCTGAGTCAAGAACGGGTCGTTATCCTGCGCAGAAGGATGGCGGTTCGCGCTGGTCTGGCGTGCTGGCGGATTTGAACGCGCCGAATGAAGATCATTGGCTTGTTCAGATGACGCAAGAAGTTCCGTATCCTGACGAGATACCAGAAGAAGATCGATCGTTTTGGCCGAAGGATTGGAGCTATTTTGTTCAACCCCCCGCATTGAACGAGATCTTTGGACCTGACGGAAAGACGGTTGTTGATTACCAGATGAATCCTGGCGCTGAAAACGCTCAATGGCTTGTGCCTGGTTTCTATGACGAGAAGCGGCGCGGTAAGTCGAAGCAATGGATTGATAGCCGATTAATGAATCGGATTACGTTTGTTGTTGACGGCGATCCCGTATGGCCGATGTTTCGAAGGGAGACACATGTTAGCCCGAGGCCCCTTAGTTATAATAATGCTTACCCTTTGGTGGTTTCTTTGGATTTCGGCAGGCGTCCAAGCGCGCTTGTTGGTCAAGAGATTGGAAACCGTATCTACATCCTGCGAGAGTTTAGGATGTATGGAGTTGGCGCCGCGACTTTTGCTCCGGCGTTAAAGAGGCAATTAGACCAACATTATCCTGGCGCGGCGATAAGATTTACTGGTGATCCCAAGGGAAGAGATCGAGGGCAGGCTGATGAAAACACGGCTTATGATGTTTTTTCTAAGTATGGCATGCACGTTTCTCCTGCTCCGGTTAAGAATAATCATATTCAAACAAGAATTACTGCGGTTGAACAAGTCTTAAATGAAATGTTCAATGGTGGTCCACGCTTGCAGATCGATCCGTTGAATTGCCCGACATTGGTTGCCGGCATGAGCGGCAAATATCAGATGCGTAAACTGATGATCGGCGAGGATCCGACGCCTGAAAAAGATAAGTATTCGGATATAGCTGACTGCCTTCAATATATGGTTTTGTTCTTAGGCAATGGGCGTGTTCTGTCTGGGCCGGCCTATCAAGACGTTCCTCGCTTCATGCGTATTCAACAAAAGCAGAAAGACATGCGGAGGCTTAGGCCATGACGCATGATACGAATGATTGGTTGATTGCTTTCTATCGAGACACTTACACCTGGTATGGCAAGATGGTCCCAGGCGAGTTTAAGCATGTCGCATTATGTCGGTATATGCCGCACACAAATACCTGGATTTATTTAGATTATGATTTCAAGGGTGTTCATTGCTTTACATTTCCTGGCGCCGAAGAGGCACTGGAACCATTAGCTAAGAAATTAAATTCATGTGCGATCGTGCGTATGCCGGTGAAAAATAGAGACTTTTGCTTTCGAGGAATCTCTACCTGCGTGAGTTTTGTCAAGCACGCGCTTGGCTTCAATCGTTGGTGGATTGTTACGCCAGATCAACTCTATTGGCGCTTACTCGAAGAGGGCGCGGAACACATCAAGTCATAGGCGGTGCGGTGATCGCTAGGCCCGATGAGGCCAGTCTCCATCCTGAGTTTTCAGGTTGGGAGATTTCGCATGGGCGGAGGCGGTGGCGGCGATGGCGGCATGGGCGCCATGATGATGATGATGATGATGATGCAGCAACAAAGCCAAATGCAAGCCATGATGGCTCAGCAGCAGGCCCAAGCTCAGGCAATGCAGAAGGCCCAGGCCGATCAAGCGGCGCAAGAGCAAGCTCGTCAACAGCAGCAATTAACAGCCCAGCAGCAGGCATCAGTTCAGAAGCAGGTTGCTCAGGTTCAGTCTGACGTTTCATCTGGCACTTGGAATATGTTGCGCCAGTTTGCGCCCGCTAACATGACGCTTGGCGGCGGCAATCTTGGAACGATGGCGACGGCTTCTATTCCGTCGCAGATGACGCTTCCTCTTCAATCAGCTCTTAGCTCTGGCGCTCTAGGCGGGACCGCCGCGGGCGGTGCTGCCTAATGGCGCGAGATAATAAAGAGGAAGAGAGCACTGATAATTATGGATCGCGGAGAGCTTATCTCGAAGCGATGGTTAAGTGGCGCTTGGCGGATGCCAGGCGTCAGAAAGCTCCTTTTGAATATGATATGCGCGAGGGCTATGTGTTCGCCGCTCCGCATAGATCTATCACGGTAAACTCTACATCCCCCAAGCCAATGGGGAAGATTTATCAGACGCCTCAGGTAAACACTTCGTTTGGCTTTGAGCTTTGCGGTGATTTTCCAACGGTTATTATTAATACGTTTTTCCCGCAAAACGCTCAGTGGCTCGTGAGGCGCGCAAGCTCGATCGTTCCTCCTGAAATGGTTCAGGAAGTTGAGATCATGGCGGCCCATGCAGATGCTACGGTATTTAAGTCTATTCTTTCTAGTAATCTTTATGCTGAGTGCGGTAAGGCATTTAATCCCGATCTTGCTTTGGGAACTGTGGGTCTTTGGATAGAGCAAGAAAAAAGCTGGGAGCCTCCGAAGGTCCAGTGTGTTCCTATCCGTGAAATGGAAATTAATATCGGCGCTGATGGATCGATCGATGATCGTTTTGTTGTTCGCCATACGCGTTACCGATATTTAAAATCCGTCCTTCCTGATATTGAGATTCCAAGGCCTGTTGTTGAAAAAGGTAACAGGGACGACAAGAAGAATGTCGTTGTCGTTTGGTCGTTTTGGAAAATCCTAGACGATCCAGGCGAAGAGAAGTGGCAGCATTGTATTACGGTTGACGGATACCTAGCGCATGAGGCGGTTTTAAGGGGCGCTGGGTCATGTCCGTTTATTGTCGCGCGCTTTAACGCTACGCCTGATTGGGCCTGGGGTGTTGGGCCTTTGATCCAGGCATTGCCGGACCTGCGCGTTGTCGACGAGCTGGCGCAAATGAAAGTGCGCAATGTCGATCTCGCCTTAGCTCCTCCGATTAGTTTCCCGGATAGTTCTTTCGCCAATATCTCTGACGGTATTGAAAGCGGCATGGCTTACGCGATCCGTCCTGGCGAAGAGGGGGCGATTAAAAATCTTTACAACCCTCCGTCTATCGATCCTGCGATTTACGTTACGCAAGATTATGAGACGCGAATAAAGAGGTTGTTCTTTCTAGACTGGCCTCAGCAAGACGGTAAGACTCCGCCAACTGCGACACAGTGGTTAGATGAAATGACATTGGCGCAGAGACGCATCGGAACGCCGGGTCTAGTCTTTTGGGAAGAGTTCTGCGCTGGGGTCTTTAAGAGATACTTGTATCTGCTTGAAAAGGCCGGGCAGGTTGAAAAGATCATGGTTCCTGCGCGCGGTGGCGGAAAGCGCCCTGTTGCGATGATGCCTTACAACCCAGCTCAACGTTCGGCCGAGCAAGAAGAAGTCGCTCTCTTCTCACGCTTTGTTCAAATTGGCGCGTCTGCTTTTCCAGAAGAATGGAAGATGGCGACCGACGGAACAAAGACGTTACAGAATGTCGCGAACAAAATGGGCGTCAATTCTATGTGGGCGCGAAGAGATCCTGCGAAGATCGCCGGTGCCGTCGCTCAGATTCAGCAATTGCAGAATGGCACTCAGGCAGGCGCGCCAGCCATGGCGCAAGGTCAGCCAATGCCGGGCGAAACGGCAGGTCCGACGCAAGCGCCAATTCCGCAATATCAAATCAAAGGTAACATATGATCTTTCCAAGTGACGAGGAGAGAGAAGGTCTCAAAAGACTTGGCCTTCACTCCGATGCTCAATGCCTCGCACAATACCTTCTAAGGGTGCTCCAACACGTTTCTGTTCACGGCTCGGATCTCGGTGCGGTGAATAGAAGTGAGGGTCAGCGCAGTCTCGCACGCGATTTAATCGATGTGATGGAGTTGCGTGAGTCACCGCATGATAGAAAACCAGACGCCCTCGAACTCAGTAGAGCCCGCCCAAACAGCGTTACAACTGGGCAGCGAACAATCGCCCGCCGTCTCCCCGACGCAAAGTGAAGCGCCTCCGCGTCCTTCATGGATTTCGGATGAATATTACGATCCCAATCGCGGCGTAAAATTAGACGAGCTCGGCGCAAAGTTCAAAGAACTTTCCGAATTTAAAAAGTCCGTAGATGAGCAAGCGCAGGCGCGCAAATCTGAAATGCCTGCGAGCGCAAAAGACTATGGAATTTTACCAGAAGGAGCAAAGGTTCCTGAGGGTTTTAACTTAGATCCCGATCATCCGATGTGGGGTCTTTTGCAGGAAATTTCCTACGAAAAGGGAATGACCAAAAAAGAGTATGGCGAGATCGCCACTAAGTTTGTTGAGCGTTCAATCGAAGCAAACAAATCTTTCTTAGCGAAAGCCGAAGCTGAACGCGCTGAAATGTTCAAGCAGCTTGGCGACAACGGTGCAGCTCGCATCGACAATCTTCAAAAGTGGTTCCGTTCCTCCTTTGGCGACCAGGTAGGAGCACAACTTTCTCAAACGCTTTTCACGCCCGACATCGTGAAAGCGATGGAGAAAATGCAGCGTTCTCTCTCAAACCAAGGCGTTACTTCGTTCAACGGTTTGGGACGCGATCAAGCTGGCGGCGGCGAGATCGAGGGATGGGACAAAATGACGTTCGAACAACGTTGGAACGCCAGGTCCCAAATGGATCGCCGCGCTAGCTAAATGAGGTAAATGAGATGGCAACAGTTTATTCGAGTGTATCGGCTCCGATTACACTCCTTGAATATGCAAAGACGATGGATCAAGATAGTCCAACTCGTATCTTTGTAGAGAACATGGCTGCGGAGAGCGACCTAATGGCGTCAATGCCATTTCTCCCCGCAATGAATGGTAAGCGCGCTTATATGGATATTGCCACAGTGCCACAGGTTGGCTTCCGTGGTTTGAACACAGCGGGCGGCGAAGCCACAGGTCACTTTAACCTTCGTGAAGAAGACACGTTCTTCGTCGACGAATATGTTAAAGTCGACCGCGCAATCATGGATCGTCTTGGTCCTGAGCACGAAGCTCGCCAGATTAAGTTGAAGACAACTGCGCTTGCGCAGATGTTTACTCAGAATTTTATTAAATCTGACAACGATCTGAATCCAACGGCTCCGAATGGTATTCAGTCACGCTGCAACAACCTTGCTACAAACGCTGGCACGGGCGGCAATCTGTATAACAATTCGACTGCTGCTGGCGGTGCTCCGCTTTCGCTTGCTAACCTGGATATCCTTTACTGGTTAGTGAACAAGCCAACCCATTGGCTAATGCCTCGCGGCCTTATGCCTTATCTTGACGCTTCTGCGCGCGATCCGCAGCTCACCAATAATACGGTGACTTACGATATGGCAGATCCGTTGGGACGTCGCGTTATGCGCTATAAGGGCTTGCCGATCTTGTTTGGTTACGAGCCTGACGACTCTCCTGACATGCTTCCGTTTACGGAAGTTGGCGCAGGCGGCGGCGCTCCTGCAACTGCTTCGATCTACTGCATCAGCCTCCGTGATGGCGGCCTGTATGCGATCGAACAAACGCCTCTTACGGTTCGCCCTGAGGGTCAGTTGATTGGCGCTCCGTTCAACTCAACTCACATTAAATGGGACTGGGGTATTGCCCGCGAACATCCTCGTTCGGTAGCTCGCCTTACGTCTGTCACCGCTGCAAAGATCGCAGCGTAATTTAACGCAAGGAGAATACGACGATGCCTTTAGGCCCATTTATCGGAAACAACGGAGCTCCGGTTCCGTTTAATCCACCAACGAAAGTCGGCACATTTGACGCTGCTAACTGCTTCACTGGCAGCTTGACGCCTCAGACGTTTACGGCTTCTGGCTACTTTCAAGAGAGCGGCGCTCCGGCAACGCTTGATGTTGGCCCAGGTCTTTTCGATGGCTACTGGATTATCGACTGGACGGCGCGCAAACAGACGGCGGGAACTGAGGAATACACTGTGTATCTTCTTGGCTCTAACGATCCTGCGTTTGCGCCTGGCAACACTGAGATGTTGGCGGTGCAGGACTTTGGTGGCGCTCGCTCTGCCGTTGCTCCATCATTTAATACTTGTGGCGCAAGTCCGGCTGTTACTAGTGGAGAAACAAACTATATCCCGGTCTTAAACTTTAAGTCGGGTATTGTTTACCGCTACATTCGCGCTGGCATTGATGTTAATGGCACGGCTCCAACGGCTACCGTTAATAGCTGGCTAACTTACGATGCAGGTTAATAGATGATCAGCTTGATAAAAGGTTATTACAAAGATCCGGCTAATGGCCAGGTAACAGAATATCAGGGTTATGCCATTGACGTGCATGACGCTGTTAGGCGATTTCCTGATCAGTTTAGCCTAAAGCCTTGGGACGACGCTAAGCCTGCGAAGCAGCCTGAAACGTCAATCCGCAAGACGGTCTAGTAATCTGACTAAGGATGGACTGAGGAGGGCCGGGAAATTCCCGGCCTTTCTTATTGAGGTGCGGTGAATGGTTGCTTTGGCGTCGATAGCTTTGCACCATGACAAACACGCCAGATTACCCGAATTATGCGAACGTTGATCCGCAAACGCGGGTTTTCGATCTTTCCGATAAGCTCAAAATTATCAATCAGGCGCTTACAAACACTGGAAACAATCCAGTTGATGTTTACGACGATACGTCTGACGAATGGCGCGTAGCTAATAATGCCTATGAGCAGGCCGTCCTATTCCTTCTGGGAGAATATGACTGGAACTTCTCAACTGATCAGATCCCATTACAGCGCATCGGGGATAGCAATTACCCTGGCTATAAGGACGTTTTTGCCAAGCCCGTTGACTGTATCCAGATCGTAAATGTTTGGAGAATGGACGATCAGCAAAGGCTAGAGCGTTACCTGGCGGCGTATAATAGATCTATGGCTGATATGTATCCGCCGGCTCTTACCTATAGAGTTATTGGCGATGCGATACATACGATCGCGCCAGAAGGCGTTTACGCGCTTTATACAAAATTCCCTCAGGGAGCTCAGGATTGGTCAACTGGTTTTCAGGCGTGTCTGAGAACCAAGATAGAAGCCAACATTTATCGCGCGCTCAATGAAGATTACCAGATGGCTACGGCCTGGGAGAAATATTCAGATGAGCTCCTGGCGCGCGCTAAGACTCGTAACGCTCAGGAAGATTCTACTCGTGTGATGTTTAAGTCCCGCCTGGTCGCGTCGAGGTTTATCCGTCGATATGGTGGGGGGTATCGGTATTGAGCGCCGGATCTGATTTCGATATTCAGGTCGACTTTTCAGGAGGGCAGATTAATCAATCTTCCCGCCGAAGGAATGACGTCAATGTTGTAAAGGCTGGCGGCCAAGTATGCCAAAACTGGCGCTGCACGGCTACGGGTCAGCTTATACCCAGGGCTGGCCGAAATCTTCTTTACTATACCGATACAACGCGCGGTGATTATGTTCGTGTTTCTACCGGCGAAGAATTTCTAATTAGATTTTCAGCTCACAAATTAGAGTTTGTCGATCTTATTGGAAACGTCATAGCTTATGTTGATGATCCAAAAGTCCTTATTTGGGACGCTCGCCATATAAGCAATATTAATTTCGCTCAGGCTCAGGACAATATTTATATCTGCTATCCTACTATGCGGCCGTATATGTGCGTATGGGATCGACAAACGCGCAAGTGGGATTTTTATCAATTCTCATTTGATCAAGGATCTGGCGCTATTAAGATGCCGTTTTACCGTCGCGCTGTTCTTGGCGCGGCTATGTCTTATGACGGATTGACTGGCGACGTTAATTTAACCTGCTCGAAGAATTACTTTACGCCTAATCTAGTTGGCGCAATTATTTCGATATTAGGCCAGCAAGTAACAATCAAAGAATATAAAGCGCCCAATAAAGTGGTTGCCACGGTAACATATCGATTGCCGGAATCTATCGCTGTTGCGGTAAAAGATATTGCGCCTTTTATTCCAGGTCAGATAGTTCAGCTCGCGGCGTCAGGGGTTAAGTTTGAGGTTGGCTCTGTTAAGGCGCTTCCGGACAAAGATAATCCAAATGCCGGAACTGTTGTCGGCGTATTGATTTCAAACATCATATTTGAACAAGCTGCTTATCAGCAAAACGATCAGCTTGTTTCTCCATTAGGCGCGTCTGCTCAAACCAATCTTCCTGGTAAGGCGGATCCGGGTTCTCCAACTATCCAGTGGCAAGAAGAGTTTTTTAGTTCGCGCCAGGGATACCCTGAGAGCGTTTCATACGATCGGGGACGTCTGATCTTTACGGCTTTCCCTCAGGCGACAAATGCAGTTCTTTGGTCTCAGATAGGATCGCCCAATAGTTTCTGGATTGATACTGTTGCCGCTTCTACTCAGCCTGGCGCCGGCGGCAATGCTGACTCGGCAATATTTGAGCTCGTCTCAGGATCGCAAGATATTTTCTTTGTTCAGGGATGGCAGCAAGGTCAATTCGTTTTTACAAGACGCGGCGTTTATTACATCCCAGCTTCGCAGCAATATCCTGTCCAGCCAGGTAACATAACATTCGAAAGAATTTCAGACGACGGCATTGCTAATGTTCGACCAATTACACTGAACGATGCAATGTTATTTATTAATTCTGAGCTCAATCGTATTGCGGCTGTTCGTCCTACTGGCTCATATACGCGCCCGTTCTTGACGCAAGACGTGTCTGATATGCACACGGATCTCTTTACTGGGCCGGTGCATATTACCGTCACAACTGGTGACGGCTATCGCCCTGAGCGTATGGTCTATGTCGTCAACAAAGACGGGTCAATTGTTGTAGGTAAGGCAGCTTTTGGCTCAGAGGGTCAGCCATTGTTTATTGGTTGGTCTCCTTGGGTATCAAACGGAACTGTAACGTGGCTTTCTGCAAGAGGCCCGAGTGTATTTTATACGACGGTTTATAATTACGGAGATGTTGCATATGCCGCTTGCGAGACAGGAACGGAGCAAGTTTATTTAGATCACGCTCTTCTTGTTAATGGAAGTAATGGAAAAGCTACCCCGCCAGATGGAAAAGGTATTTTCTATCAAGCCCCAGCCGGGACGATGGTTACGTTAATGGATTACAATCTCGACTATGGCGAGCGCGCCATTGATGAGAATGGATTTATTATTCCGTATCCGGGTGAAGATCTATCAAGCCCGACTTTAGTTGCGGGTTTTTATACCCCCTCGATCTATAGGCCGTTTAGTTACTTTGATAGAAATGGCGATAGAACAAAAAGATTAAGTATCGATCGAATATCTATTAACGTTGAGCAATCAACTGATTTTATGCTCGGCAATAAGACATTTACAACAAGCGTATTTGGAACTGATGGAACTGCTCAGCCAAAACTACTTGATGGCACATTCAGGATAAGAACGCTTGGAAGATCATGGAACCAGTCGGTTGATGTAATTAAACATCGCCCTGGACCGATAACAGTCTGCGAGCTCTCATTGGAGGTTTCGAACTAATGGGTGACGGCGCATCTATGCAGGAAATGGCCGGCGGCCTGTCTGCAATGGGTATATGGGACCAATCCTATACCCAAGCACAAAATATTATGCAGCAAGGCCAGGACGCTCTTTTTCAAAATGAGTATCAGGCTGGTCAATATCAGATTGCAGCGCAGGTTGCAGATATTCAGGCGGCGCAAACAAACTTTTCCATGAGGCAAAGGTGGGATTCACAGATGGCAAACGTTAATGCCGTCATGGCCATGGATGGTTCTGATCCAAATAGTCCGTCTAATTGGGCTGTTAAAAATGCTGCACAGGGAAAACAGGATAACGCGCTCGAAAATACATCAGCTAATTTTTACAATGATAAGATGGCAAAGATGTCTGCGCGCAAGCTCTACATGCTGCAAGGCTATAAAGCGCAATACATGGCTAATCAAAACGCAACCGCAACTCTTGCCAGCGGTCACATGGCGTCAATGGGCGCAATGCTTTCTGGTTTGGCTGCCGCGCAAAATAGCAGAACACAAGTCAAGCAAGCTCGCTTTGGCGCGATGACAAGTATTGCGGGTAGTGCTCTCGGTCTCTTAGGTGGATTGATCTAATGGTTGATATGCCAGATGTAAAACCGGTTTTAACTCAACAGCCGGAAGTGCAGCTTGATAGTTCAATCTTTAGACGCGGCGACGCGCTAAGCACTGGCCAGGGCATGCAGGCGCTTGCTCAGGGTTTGAACGCGTATGGCGAGGCCCAAGTAAAATCTAAGATTGCCAGTATTGAACAAACAGGAAAACTCGGGTCGATGGCGATCGGAGCTCTCGGCTCTCTCGCTGGAAAGATGAAAGAAAAATCCAACGATTTCTCTATGACTTTCCAGCGAGATAGCGAGGGGAACTTACAGCCTATATCTGGAAGCGGCGGAGATTTCGGCGGCTTTGATTTGTCAGGTATGCTTGGCGGATCCGCTTCAAGCTGGTTTGGCGCCCCTAATGCAAACGAAACAAGTGGAGCTAATCCGCAAGGGGCTAAGGCTTCCGAAGCGTATGGCCATGCCATAACAGTAACAAATAGAGCTGCGGCTCAAACAATTATAAATGAGAATATTAATACCCTTAGAAATAAGTATGAAAATGATCCTGACCAGTTTCAAGTTGCTGTCGGTAAATATGCTGACGCCTTTATTCAGCAAGGATACCCTGAGGGTGTTGGCGAATCTATGTGGTCTCATGCCGTCCAGGTTGGGTCACAGCATCATATTTCACTTGTAAATAATAAAAGGGAAAGAGATCTACATAATGGTTACAATGATTTACTTACGCGTAATGGAGATCTGAAAAACGATTTATCAAATGTTTCTTTTGGCACGCCTGCTGATAAGCCAGACTTTATTGAGAAGACGCCAGAGTATGCGGCTTATAAACAAAATCTGATCGAGCTTCAAAACAACCCATATTTTAAATCAACATATACGCCTGCAAGAGTTGAGCATGAGCTCAATATGACTAAGCAGGAGGCGCTTAATAGTTGGGCCCAGGGCAATGTTCAGCGCATAAGAGATCAACCCGGTGGCGGTATTGATAAGGCGACCGAGTGGGCTAGAAAAAATATTCTAGAGTCAAAAGGTCCGCTATCTCCTGAGCAAAGAGAATCTGCATTTAATAATGCGGTGAATAAAATAACGTCCTTAACTGATGAGCAAAAAACTAAAAAGCAAGCCGCGGTTTCGCAGGCAGATGGTTTATCTGAACTTTATTCCAAAGGCATTCCTGCCAACGAGCAGCAATTTAATGAAGCCTATAATGAGGCTATGACGCATTTTGCGCCAGAGGCCGCAGCTAAGTTGCGCGCCTCTCGCAATCTTTATGAAATGTATTTCAAACCTGCTGGCGGTTTAAGCCCTCAGCAAGGAGCTGCTTCAATAATGGGGCCGCAGCCTCAAAGCACTGCTGGTATAAATTTTTCAAGCGCCCAGGGTGTGAAGAAGTTTTTTGAGGCTAAGGGTTGGACGCCGCATCAGGCGGCCGCAATAGCTGGTGCGTTTTCTCAGGAAAGCCGATTTAATCCTAATGCGATTAATCCTCGCGATGGACGTGATGGCTCAGATTCAATTGGTATTGCGCAATGGAACGGTCAGCGCGCTCAAAATCTAAAAGCGTTTGCTGCTTCGCGCGGTAAGCCGTGGAACGATCTTGAAACACAATTAGAGTTCGTTCATCATGAACTAACGCGGGGCTCTGAGTTTTCTGCTGGAACTGCTTTAAAAGGAGCTGGCGATGTTCAATCTGCCGCCTCTGCAATGGCCGGCTATGAGCGCCCTAGAGGTTGGAGCCCGCAACATCCTGAGCTTTCTGACGGCTGGGCCAATCGTCTTAATAGTGCGTCTAAATTAAATGGCGGTGGTGATATTGCGCTTGGGAACCGTGGTGTCGCTCAGGGCGGTGCTCCTGTTGCCTACGGAAGAAATAGCCCGCTCCCATTTACCGCGGAGCAAATGCACGAAAATCCTTGGCTCGCCTCCCAGGCGGTTAAGTTTGCTGCCGCCGATAATGCGGCGACTGTAAGTTATGCCAAGGAACAAATGAATGTTGCAGGTGAGGGGTTTAAGTTTGGCATTGTTCCTACCCCTGAAAAGTTGGCTGAATTAAAACAGATCGCCGACACACATCCTAAAGAGCTCGGCGAAGAATATACAAAGTTGCAGGCTAAGGCAGATGCAGCTCCACTAGCAATAGCTGCTGCCGGATACCCCGGCGGTCCTGAACAATTAAAAGCTCAGACAGATAAACTCGCGGCAGAACACCCCGATTTTTATCATATGAAACTTGCCGAAGCAGTTCGCGAGCAAGTTGATGGGCGTGCAAAACAAATCCAAGAAGATCCCCACTCATATGCGGCGAGGAAGGATGTTAATTGGACAACGCGTGCGCCAACTCCTTTTAGCGCCATGGCTACGCCTCAACAATTTGGCGAGCAAGTAACGCCATTAGACGTTTTCAAAGGTTCATTAATGCAGCATAGGCAATCTGGGATTGCCTTGGTGAATCATGGGGTAACAGGCGACATTGCTGCGGCAACTTTCCCCGACAAAACTATCAATGACATGGGCGCTTATCTAGCAAGCGCAAGCCCTCAGCAAGCAGAGGCGTTCGCTGCTGGGTTAAAGAATGATCTAAATGACAAAGAGTTTGAGCGTATAGCTGGCAATAAACAGTTTGCCGGAGTTGTTGCTGGACTTACGCGATCAGGAGATCCGCAAAAAGTTACTGCTGGCTATATGCTTATGGAGCGAGCATATGGTCTTAATCCATTTGTGTTTGACAAAGAGCACAAAGGGCAGCGCGAGCGGATGACCTATTGGAACACCGCCGTAAGGTTTATGGGATATGAAGAGGCTAAGCGCGTTTTGATGCAGGACGCTCAATCCGCTGGCTCAGATCAGGTTATGACAAATAAACGTAAAGAGGTTCGTGAGACTTTAAAAAACGAAGATACGAGCAGTGTTTTAAGATCTGTCACTGGATCTTGGTTTACACCTGCATCACCAACAACTCCAAAAGACGTAGATCTTGGCAGCGCCCAGGTCCTTACGGAAAACTGGAAACGTATGGTTGAAAATTATTATGTGGCCGGCAATGACATGTCGACGTCTAGGACTCAGGCTACAGAAACTCTTAAAAAATATTATGGCGTATCAGCATTTAATGGTGGCGAAGTAATGCTTATACCGCCTGAAAATGTCTATAAGACGCCACAAGAGTTAATGGCTTTCAAAGGCGGCTTTAACGCTTTCGTTATTGAGAAATCATTAGAGGCAGGTGTTCATGTTGATGGGTCAAACGCCAGCCTGGCGCATGTCCAATTAGATGCAAAGCTCTTGTCTGATGCTCAAACATTGGACTCAGTTGCGTCTAGGCAGCCGCCTTCATACGCGGTGCAAATTAAAGATCCAGTTACCGGGCGCACGCATCTTTTGATGGATAAGACAGGAGCGCCAATTCGTTTCCCTCCAAAAGATATGGACGGCAACGTTATGGATCCAATGAAAGATCCAATGTTCGGCAAAGAAGCAATGCAAAACATGGATATGAATTTTTATAAAACATACCCTCGTTGGAAGAGGGCTATGGAAAGAGGTCCTTCTGAATTGCTCAAAGGCCCGTTTAGTTTTGGGGTAGGCGATGGTGGATGAAGTAAAGACAGATCAGGTTCAACCTGAGCTTACGCCGGCCACGCCTGCGCCAATTGTTCCTCCGCAGCCGCAGCCTGTCCAGGTTGATGAAGGCATTAAGCCAGGAATGGGCGCGAATATTGCTGTTCCGCGTTACGATCAAAAACCTAACTTTGTTACGGTTGAAGATAAAAAGCCTACATGGGGCGAGACGGCGCGCGCCTTGTGGAATGAGAATGACTTTAATGTGATTGGTAAGGCTGTTTATAATTTCACATATCCGCCTGCGATCGATCACACCCCTGATCCAGATTTCAATCCATTGAAAGAAGCAGAGGGCACGCCTCTTGCCGGTCAGACTTCTTATCTAATTGGCTTTAAGAATAAGGCTGAGCTTGATTATGCTATTCAAGAGGCTAGGCAGCGAGAGCACGATCGAGAAACTATTGCCGCTAATGGAGCATTAGGGGTCGGTTTGTCTTTTGTGAACGGCGGCATTAGCCCTGCGGCGCTATTGCCTATTGCGCTAGGCCCCAAATCTATCGGCCAATTTGGTCGCGCCGCTTTATCTGGCGCTGCTGGCGCCGCAGCCATGGAGCCTTTTTATCAAGCAAACGATCCAGGTCGAACGTATGAGGATGCTATTAAGTCAATGGCCGCTTCAACAATTGTCGCAGGCGTTCTAGGCAAAGGCATTATGTATGTCGCTGATCGCAAGGTTAAGGCCCTTGAAGATGAAATTAATAAGATTAGAGAAAACGCCGGACTAAATGCTGGTCAAAATCCAATTGCTACTTACGATTTAGATAATCAGTTAGCGCCTAATGCGCCTATATCGGTAAAGATATTACAGGATCACAATGGCAATACGGCCATATGGGATGGCAGCGAGTATGTAGATATATCGGATAATATGAATCCGAATGTTCCGCTCGAAGAAACGATCGCGAAGCATTACGGCATTGAAGATATAAACGCTCTTAAAAGAACCGATACGCCGAGGGTTGAGCCTGAGGTTCGCGAGTCTCCTGTTGTCAGGGAGTCGCCTGAGTTTGAACATCATGAAGCCGTGTCGCACTTCAACGACAATGAAGAGGTCAAGCTACCTGATCAGGCTACGGGAACTGGTGGCGGACTGTCTGCACAAGCAAGCGATACGCGCAACTTAATTCAGAAAGAAATAACGCCAGAGTTCCTAAGACCTGTCCGAGACAAGGCTGGCGAGGTCATCACTGGTCTAGCAAAGACTGTCCCGGGCGGTCACTACGTTGCTGATACCTATACAGCTATAGGGCGCTTCGCCGCTAAATATGGAAAAAGCCCTGTCGGTATAATCATGGAGCATAGCTACTCAAAAGCTGCTCGATCATTGCTCTTAGATGTCGTCGACACGTCGCGGCAGCTTATGGGCGATGAGGTAAAAGCTCTTGGTGGCGCTTTAAGCAATCATGTCCAGGTCGAAGCTGAAAGGATCCAAGTTGAAGGTTTGATTGCGTTGGAGGACGCCTATGCTCAGCATCGTTATGGAACGACTAATCCGGGCTTTCGCCAGCGCGGGTCTGGCTACTGGCCAGGAGCTAAGCCAGAGGGAACGCTTGATTATCCAGATTTTAATCAGCGAGTCTTTATGGCGATGAACAAGCTGGATACAGACGTTGAGGGAGATCCGAACGTCACCCAGGCCGCCAAAGCAATAAGGAAATTATTGGATCCGTGGTTGGAGCGCGGGCAAAACGCAATGCACGACGATGGATTGCCGCTTTTTTCTAAAGACATGCACGCGCCTCTTGGCGCTGACTCTTGGATTTCGCATCAGTTAGATCCGTTTAAGGCGGATAATAATTGGGAAGGTTTTGTAGGCATGATCTACAAACATCTTCAAAGAGACCAGGTTGTTAAGGTTCAGCAAAAAGAGCAAATTGGATTAGCTCAAAGAGACGTTGTTTCTGCGCAAGCCGCACGCGATCGCATAGCTGGGCGTATTGAAACTCTAGAGCGACGTATTAAAGAAAATGAAATTCGTATAAATGAGCGTCAAGTAGGAACAGGCAAACAAAAGGCTGCGAAAACTTCGGCGTCCGAAAATGCGGATATAATAAACGCCTCGATTAAAGATATTAAAAGTGAAATTGACGCACTCAACGACGGAGCTCTGCCAGAAAATTTAGTAACGATTAAAAAGCTGCAAGATGAGCTCGAAGCTCTTAAACTTGAAGCTAAATCAGCCAAACCAAAATCTACAGATCGGGTTGGTGTCCTAACAAATAGAGTGGCAAATCAGTATGAAGCTATGAAGGCGCTTCGTATTGCTGAATCCATTGCTGAGCGCGAGCATGTTACCGCTCTTGATCGGCGTGAAAAGCTGTTGATGGAATGGGAAGGCAATTCATCTAAGTCATTTAAGAACGCGGTAAAGGACCGGGAAGAAGCCGCTGAGGCGGCAGGCGACATTGAAGGATCTCCTCGGCGCGCTTCCGCTGACAGCGCTGCGGAGGATGCAATTCGCTCAATTCTTGAATCTGAGCGTGACTATTCTGATGGCGAGCTAATGACGCGCGCCAACTCGATCGCCCATAATTGGCGCGGTCGCCCTAGCACAATTACTGATTACCTGAGCGAACAAGATCCTTTCTCTGACGCTATACCTTCTCGCGAGGGCTTACGCGGATCTATGAAGCGGCGCACAATTCCTATTCCAATTGAGGATAAGATTGAGTTTCTGCAAACCGACATGCGCACGGTTCTGGGCTCGATTGCCAGGTCGCTTCCTGTCGATGTCATGATGACGGAGAGATACGGATCTCCTGAAATGACGCGCATGATTGACGGCGTTCGAGAAGATTACGATCGCATGCTTTCCGCTGAGCGCGCCAGGCGAGACAAGGGCTTTATTACTCAAAGTGAGTATAAGAGCCTAGAAAAGAATATGCTGGCTCAGATGGATCTCGATCTGCAACAATTCACCGGATTGAACCAGATCATGCGCAATCGGTATGGCTATAGTTCAGATCCAACAAACCAGGGCCTTGTTCGAGTTGCTCGTGGATTGCGCAACTGGGCGTCGCTTACATCTCTAGGGCGCGCGACGTTAAACTCTTTCAGCGACGCCGGCTTTGGCGCAGCCCTAAAGTATGGCGTTGATAAAGTCTTTACTGATCAGTGGGTGAGTTATGGCAAGGTTCTTGCCGACGTTCCCCAAGAGCTATTCACCGGAAAGCAAACAGCTCTTGTCAAGCAGTTAAAACGCGAGTCTCGCGCGCTGCTTATTGGCACTGAGACAATGCTCACCCTTATGACTCATGACATTGATCATATGACGAATATGGGAATGGGAAATAAGTTTGAGCGAACGATCGCCTATGGCGCCAATAGGATGCAGTTTCTCAACGGCATGACTTCCTGGACGGATAACGTCAAGATGGCGACCATGCTTATGGCGACACAGCAATTCTCTGATGCTGCCGAGCGTATGTTCAAAGGTAAGGGCACGGCGCTCGATATTGCGAGGTTCGCGGAATCTAATATTCAGCCGAATGAGGCTGTCGAGATCGGCCGCATGTTCGATAAGTATGGTAGCTATGAGCGCGATGTAAGGTTTTCAAACGTCGATCAGTGGGTTGAGAACGACGCGGAAAAGCGCGCGGCTATGCTTTACAAGGTTGCGATGAAGCGTGAGGTAAACACGATCGTCCCAACATCGAACATCGGCGTTGCTCCTATATGGATGAGCCACCCACTAGCAGGCATACTCGGTCAGTTCATGAGTTTCGTTTATGCGTCTCATGAGCAATTCTATCTAGCGAATATGCAGCGCCTTAATTACCGCATGGCAGGCGCTCTTGCTTATGGTGCCGGGCTTGGAGCTCTATCTTATTATGCTTACAAAATGTCCAAGGGAGAAAAGCCTACGGATAATCCTGGCCAACTTGCTAAGGAAGTCATCGATCGCATGGCGATAGTCCCGTTATATAACGAGCTGGCCAAACGCGTATCAAAAGCGACCATGGGGCAGGTGGATCCCTATCGCATGATCGGAGCCGATCAGCCTTTAAGCCGTCGCGCTGATAGCGACTTTTTCGATGAAATGCTTGGTCCTGGTCTTGGGGTAGCAAAGAAGGGTTTGCAGGTTGTCGGCGGCGCTGCGGCTCGCATCGCTACGGGCGACCCTAAATATTTTCAGGGCAAGCAGCTCCACCAGGCGCGCCAATTGGCATGGTTTCAAAACCACTTTTTCGGAGCCCCGCTGATCTTTGATGGCGGTGAAAAGCTGAGTCTAAAGTTTATGAATTTAAAGCCGACGCCAGGCCAGCAAAGGATGCTGAACGGAGAGTAGGTGCGTTTAACTTTTGGGGAACAATCGCCAGAAATAGACCGTCGAATAAGATGGTGAGAAATATGGCTGTTATCCCTCCCGTTCCGCCAGTAGCTAATGCAGATCGCTACATGCTGATTACCCCGAATCCGGGGCAAACTCTTTCAACAATTGCTGTTTCGTTTCCTATTTATGGTGACGCCCAAGACATTACTGTTCGAGTAAACGGAATAGAGTATGATAACTGGACGTTTAATTCTGCGTCAGGAAAAGACATAGACACTCTTCCTCAGCCTATCACTGACGGCGTAGTAACTTTTAGACCTGCGATATCTGCGACGAAGATTGAATTAATAGGATCTATCAAAGCGCGCCAAGTAGTTATGCCTACGGCACCAGGAATAGGGCGGCGCGAATTTAATCAGACAACTGGCTATATTATCTCAGCTCTACGTGAGTCTGAGTTCTCAATTAAGAATATTCCTGCTGGCCCTCCTGGGCCTCCTGGCCCACAGGGCATACCTGGCCCGCAAGGTATTCAAGGTAACGAAGGGCCGCAAGGCGAAGATGGTCGCCCAGGTATTCAAGGTGTCCCTGGCAACCCAGGGCCGCAAGGAAATATCGGGCCACAAGGAAATGTTGGGCCTGCTGGTATTCAAGGCCCGGCGGGCCAGTTTGGCCCGCAAGGCCCTGCGGGTGAGCAAGGCGCGCCCGGTCAGTCCGTAACAATCATCGGTCAATTTAATAATGCAGATCCGGCAACTCTTCCCCCAGACGGTCTAATACCGAAAGATTTCGACGGGCCAGATGACCCTCCCGCGCCAGTTCAAATGAATGTTGGCGAAGGGCTTATTTATAAGCCTAACCTTGTGGGGGGTGATTTAGTCTATGGTTATTGCGGGACGAGGATTGTTCCTGCTGGCTGGATTAATTACGGCAAATTGCAAGGCCCACCTGGCCCAGAAGGCCCAGCTGGTAATACAGGATCTCAGGGGCCACAGGGGCCACAGGGTATTCAAGGCATCCAAGGATTGCCTGGCATACAAGGTGTGCCTGGGAACAACGGTGTTGACGGCCCAGAAGGCCCGCAAGGGCCACAAGGTCCACGCGGAATACAAGGGCCGCAAGGGGCAGAGGGCGAGACTGGTCCGGCTGGCGTTCCTCTCACAGTCGTCGGGGAATTCTATAACGTAAACCCATTCAATCTCCCTAAAGATGGCTTCATCCCAGCAAATTGGGATGGCCCAGGAAAGCCTCCTGTTCCTGTTCAAATGGGTTACAGCGATGCGCTTCTTTATAATGGCTCCGAAGTTCCAGATAAGACAGGCCACTTATTCACGTTTGTCGGCAACGGTGGTTTAGAAGTTGATGGCTGGATTGATAGCGGCAAAGTCGTTGGCCCAGAGGGGCCGCGAGGCCCAGAAGGGAAACAGGGTTCCGCTGGCGCTCAGGGTGTAGAGGGGCCGGAAGGGCCGCAGGGCGTTCCTGGGGATGACGGGCCTCCTGGCCCACAGGGGCCACAGGGAATTCAAGGGCCGCAGGGGCCGCAAGGTGAAGCGGGCAGGGCCGCTAAAATAAGAGGCGACTTTACCAATAGGACGCCGGAGGAATTGCCTGTTGATGGATTAATCCCAGAGAATTGGGATGGCCCTGGTTTGCCTCCAAGGCCTATCCAGCTTCAAGAGGGTGAAGGGCTTATTTATAATCCAACGGATATAACAAACCCGCGTTATGGGTTCATTTATGTATTTGTATCAACCGCCGACGATCCTGACGGGACAGGCTGGGCATCTGCTGGGCGAATTGTCGGACCGCAAGGCCCGGCTGGCCCACAAGGCCCGCAAGGGAGACAAGGAGACGACGGTGTTCAAGGACCGCCAGGTGAGAAAGGCGATCAAGGAAACCAAGGCCCGCAAGGAATTCAAGGCCCACAGGGGCCGGAAGATACTAGCTCATTAAAGATCAGTAAAAATCTTTCCGATCTACAAGATCCATTATTCGCAAGAGCGAATTTGTTGCTCGGCAATTCCGCAACAAGGAATGTTGGAACTACCGCTGGGACTGTTGCTGCTGGTGACGATGCAAGATTTAGCACCGGCGCAGTAATACCTGACGGAAGTATTACCCCTGTTAAGTTGTCTGTTGGCGCTCCTTCGTGGACTACAGGCGGTCAATTTAGCATTGGCTCTATTTCAATGAACTCGGGCAATGGTGCTTATGGAGCGTTCCTTAATGTTAATGGTGATGTTCAAATTAGCTCGCCTCCTGGCGCGAATAACTCTTTTTCGATTAGCGGCACTGATGGAAATCTAGGTCTTTTCTTAGGTGGAGCTAGTGGAACGGCTGGCTTTGTTTACAGCATCTCCGCTCAGACAGTGTATCTACAATATAATGCTCAAACCAAAATTGGATACAGCGGAACCCGCATAGATCTTTACAACAACACTTATGTAAATGCGCGTTGCTTTGTTAAGTCTGACGGTAACGGGACTTCCGGCGCTTTAACAGTGCTGGACGCAGCAGGAGATCCAGACAAGTGCATTATTCAAGGAACAAACAGCACTAACAGCCAGGAATATGGTTGGATAAAATTCAACAAAAATGGGACAATAACTACTAACTCAGGCCCGCTTGGTGGCGGCGGCATACCTGACTACCAGACGTTTGGTGATGTTCCTGCGAACACTTGGGTTCAAGCGCCTTATGATTGTTTTGTTAGCGGTGAGTGTGGTGGCCCATACACCAACGACTTCCGCGCTTACGCGGGGCCTAGCACTGGCGCAGCGCAAGAGTGCGGTCGCTATGGCGACGATATAAATAACAACACTAAATGGTCAACATTGTCTTTCTTTGTGAAGGCTGGGAATTTTTTCCAGGTTCAATCGGAAGGCCAATATTTGTCCAGATATTATAAGGTATGACAATGAGAATTGTTATTCACAATAATGATATGAGCGGCCCTATTAAAAACAGGCCCACAATTCAAATTGCCGAGAGTGTTTTGACAAGCGCGGAAGAAATACTTGCAGGCATCCCAGCAAATCTTTCTCCTATGATTGTCGAACACGAAAACCTTCCAGACTATTGGTTTTGCAAGGCTTGGTTTGTTGCTAACGGCGTAGTTAATGTTGATATGAATAAGGCCCGCGAGCTTCATCGTGACAGGTTAAGAGGCGCTAGGTTTAACAAGCTGGCTGAACTAGATGTTGCTTTTCAACGCGCTTTAGAAACTGGCGCTGATACAAAAGAAATTGTTGCCAAGAAGCAAGAATTGCGTGATTTGCCAAAAGATCAGCGCATAGATGTTGCAACCAACACAGATGAATTAAAAGCGTTCTGGCCTGAGTTTTTAGGTAAGTCTTGTTATATCCATGATTGATTTTGGCGTATTCTTTTCCTCTGTTCGCAAGTCGATTTTCACAAATGGCTTAACAAAGGGCCAGGTCGATGGGATGGAAAAGATCCTTGATTACTGGACGGCTGAACACTCAGACATAACGCTCGATCAGATGTCGTATATCTTAGCGACGATCTATTGGGAGACGGCGCATAAGATGGTGCCAGTGAAAGAGGCTGGCGGGGAGCGTTACCTAAGATCAAAGCGTTATTATCCCTACATTGGCGTTGGACTTGTCCAGGTTACGTGGTCGCAGAATTGGAAACGCTGGGGAATTGGCAAAGCAGAGGACGGCTTGTCATGGCCGATAGCATTGCGCGCGACGTTTGAGGGAATGTTGCAAGGCGCTTTTACTGGCAAGAGATTGTCAGATTATATCGGCAACGGTCGCAGAGATTATGTTGGCGCGCGTCGTATTATTAACGGCGTGGATCGCAACAAAGAGATTGCTGCGATTGCAGAGAAATTCAGAACTGCATTGCGCGAGGCTCAGAGTGACGCGCCAGTGTTGGCGGCGATGTCCCAGGAGCAATCTACGCCTGAGTTTAGAGATTGGTTGTTAGCTGCACTGCGCGATGATGAAGAGGTGCGCGAGGCTATCCTGGCGCTTGTCTATCCAGAAGAGGAGATGTCTGACGAGCCTGAGCCTGACATGGCCTATGACGACGAGCCTCACGAAGAATATGGACAAGCCTAGACCGCCCCGGCGCCCAGCTCCTCAATACGATTACGAGGAGCATAATACGGTTCCCGTTTCCTCGGGCACGGTGTCGACCGTGACGAATAGCCTCCTTACGGCCTATAAGATCAACCCAATTATGATAGCCATGATCCTTTTATTGCTTACAATTATAGGGGCTCTTGGATATTACATGATGAGAAACGACGATAGAATTTACGGATACATCGCGCTTCGAGATCAGCGCGAGCGAGACCTTAATGATCGCTTGATTGAGATGGCTTTGAAATGTAGAGATCAGCCAACTGACAAGTCAGCCTATCCTCAGCCTAATTTCCCAGGATTAACAACGGGTGGGGAGGCGTTTCAGAAAAAGAATAATAAGTAGGTGTGGAACGTGTCTTAATGATTTCAATGGTTGGAGTTGATTCCCAAGCTGTATGTCGAGGGTTCGATTCCCTTCGCCCGCTCCAAAAATCAATCACTTATAAAAATCAAAAGTTTCACGTTCCACACGCGTTTCACACCTTTGTTCTCACCTGTTCTTCAAGTTAAGACGCGCTGTTGCAACACGCCTAGATTGCTCTAATCCGCTGTTGCGAATGTAACGCAATGTCGTCTTTGCATCGCTATGTCCCATCGTTGAACGAACATCATCGAGAGTTGCGCCAGCTTCGTCAGCTTCACTTGCCGCGCCTGCGCGCGCGTCCATGTTGCGGATTTCTTTTGGGATGCCTGCAAGGTTAGCAATCTTGCGCCACTGCTCCTGAAACGCATTGTTGGCGTATGGTCGGCCAGCGCGCTCATCTAAAATGACAGGACCGATGCGATCGCTTTCAGGAATCTCTTGAAGTAGTCCGAATGCGATTGGGCAGAGCGTGAGATCATGACTCACAACCTTACCTGTTTTGGTCGTGCGCTTAGATAGGCGCCACTGGTCGTCAATATTCGCCCAAGTCAATCCATTTCCCCATTCTGCGCGACCGATGACGAAATTCGATGTTGCGGCTTTATCGTTAAGCGGGATCCACTCGCCGATGCAGTCGCGCTGGCGTAGGGACGTTTCAAATTGCAGGGCGGTAGAGATCGCCAGGGAAGGGCGCCCGAGCGCCACGGCCTTCCTGACGAACGTCTCGACGTGCTCGCGCGTCATGGCGACGCCACGCCTGGTTGGCTGTTCGAAGCGCGTGTTGTGAAGTATCTCAGACAAGCGAGAACATCCTTTAAGCTCGGATGCTATGCCGTAGCTGATCATGCGCCTCATCATTGAAATCGATCGATGTGCCTGGGTAACGTGATCCTTACCGTCCCCGTTGTGTCGGATCCCGTCATATAGCTTTTTGAAGAAAGCAAGATTCATCGCACTAAGTTTGACATGTCCGATCAACCCATCGAGTGCGTCGAGATCGAAGCGATAAGTCTTGCGCGTGTTAAATTTAACACTGTGGTATGGACTGTCAGCGTTCAGAACATATGCGCGCGCAAGATCAGACCATGTGGGTTCTTTTTTAATCTGTATTACGGCACCAGTTTGTGTTGCGATCCATTCCAGAGCCTCTGCCTGCAACTGAGCACAAACTGCCGCAACTTCTTTTGGGTCCGTTTCTTCAATTCTTATTAATGACGGCTCGTAGCGTAGTGCGATGGCTGGCCTCGGAGCTCTCCAATACAGGCGCGTCGTCCCGTCTTTTGAGGCTCTTTGAACCAACCCCGCTATTTCTATTCCAGCGTATAGCATTTTCGCTTTCCTGTTCCCCTGGCGTTACTTCCAGGACTCCAGATCGACGATCTAGAAATGCCTGGATCCCGCGCCAGTATCGTTGGTTGTTGAACTGAGGATCCTTTTTAGGAAACCCCTTTCGTTCGAGAACAACAGACGCGGCGGTCCATTGCTCGAAGCTGAGCCCGAATAATTTCGCCAACTCTTTGTCTGAGTAAAACGGCTTATTCATTCGGCAGCCGACTCGCCCAAAATCATTGTCGGCTTAACGAGCAAGCGGGCAGATGGCTGACCCACTTTTTCGTATTTCTTAATTTCTTCACCCAACAACTTGCGTATCGCGTCAACGTCGAGAGTTGTGCGACCCTTTGCGACTGACTTCTTTACGGTCCATTTGCGACCGATAGCCTGCACATCATCGATCCTAGCTTTAAGTTCCTCGCCAAGCTCTTTTTCGTGCTCGTCCAACGCAGTAATCTGTTGCTTAACCGAGCCATACTCATCCGCGAGATCTTCGGTCGAACGATTGTGGAACTTAAAATCTTTTGACATTCACATTCCCCGAATTACCAGAGAATATTACCAGACTGGAACTAAAAGTCAAAAAAAAATTATTAAGCCTCGAATTTTAGCCTACCAATAACCAATGATGTAATTTCAATTTGTTCATTATTTAGAACAAAATCAAAAACATCAGGGGAATTGTCAGTTGGTAAGTCTATTGCCTTCACGCTAAGGCCGAGCTTTTTACCGGATGTGGGGTCGTAGGGTATTTGCCAAGGCATTAGAACAAACCTGGTTTCACTTATGCTCGTCAGGCGACACAATATTCGCTCTGTGATTTGGTTTTCTGTTTTTTCAACTACGACCATATCTCCGTCGATCAAATTTCGCCGCACGCTGTGATAGTTGATGCAAATTACAAAATCATTGGACAGGGGCCCAAAGCCCAATGGCGTATCAATAATACGGTAGGCGAACTGATCATAACCCCAATATTTTCCTGGTAATTTTGGAATATTAGACTCAATGTCTGGCTGTGGTTCATCTTCTTTCTTAAAGTAATGCCCAGCAATGCATGCGCCGACAACCGGAACGCGTTTTTGCAAAACATGTTCTGCGATATCGACGGCTTCTTTAACCGCATAATCAAACAACAGTTCGTGCGGTTTGATTCCCAGGTGAGGAGCAAGTTTTTCTGCCCAGGCTGGGGTCATCTGCCTGCCACCCTTCGCGGGCCACTGCGCAAGGCGCCAGATTTCCACCGGCTTGCAGCCGACTTTTTCTGCTAGGGCAGGGTTCTTTAACCCTAGGTTTTTCATGATGTTTTTGAGGTTGCTCATACCAATATGGTATAACAACGCGGAATGAAGTCAACTGGTTTTTATAAAAATATTCCGAATTTGGCAATAATGTCTTGACGATGAATACCATATCGTTAATTCTCTTTGACATGAGACTCGCTGATTACATGAGACGAAACGACTGGGCCCGCTCCTTTGTGGCCTGGAAACTGGGGGTTACGGAGCCTGCGGTCACTCGTTACTTGAATGGCGACAGATTACCAAACGCGGAAGTCATGGTTAAAATTTATGAGTTGACCAAGGGCAATGTTCAGCCAAACGATTTTTATCCGCTGAGACCAAAGAGGGATGTCCAATGAACAAGGGCGCTCCTCTTCTCGATCTAATGATCCAAGCTCTCAGAGAGATCCGCGACATTAATAATATAGGCGCGCGCGTTGTCGCTTATGTCCGCGCTGGCATCAGCATGAAAGATATTTCGTATGAGGAGATCGTTCGTGACGATCTGCTTGCGCATTCAACTGAATTGGCTCGTCGTCTTAACGATGCGCCTACCGAGCGCAGAGGAGGTGCTTCTGCGTGCGACGCATAGCGTTGCTTTCCTCCCCAACTGCCCGGCGCTTCGGCGTCGGGCTCTTTTGGGAATCGGCAAATTTCAATTCGCAACAAAAATCAAGGGCCTTTTCAACAGATCGTCAAAAAATGGTCAATTCGTGGATAAGTCGAACAACTCTGTCTTTCAACAGGCTTGCACTAAACACCACTTGAAAATGCCACCCGATTTGGCGCTGTATTTGCGCGTGACGTTGCGGAAGACCAATTCGGTGCAATGGCGCACCGGATTTCTCGGAGGTCAATTGATAACTGGCTAACGGGAATATGCACAAACATCGCGTGACAGCATGTGCGTGCAAATCGAAGGGCGGGAGCTTTAGTATCTCGTGTTCCGCCCTTCGATATCAATAAGTGGAAGGGTTTTATGAAAGACTCAATCTGTATAGCAGCGATAGATCCAGGCAAGTCGGGCGCCATAGCGTTCTACTTTTCAGCACACACACATGTTGTGTCGGTTGAAGATATGCCTCTCGCCGATCACCGCGTAAATGGGGTCGAGCTTGCTTCGCGCTTAAATCAAATGAGTCCTGATGCCTGCGTCATTGAGCTTGTCTCGAGTCGGCCCGGGCAGGGCGTGGCTAGTATGTTTTCGTTTGGCATGGCCTTCGGCGTCGCCGTTGGGGTCGTGCAGGCGCTCAACATACCTCTGCATTTCGTCACGCCTACAAAGTGGAAAAAATATTTCAGTCTTTCTTCTGACAAAGAGGAGTCGCGCCGCCGCGCGATCAATCTTTGGCCTGAAAGCGCCGAACGGTTCTCCCGCAGGAAAGATGAAGGGCGCGCTGAGGCTGCGTTGATGGCGAAGTGGGGCGCCGAAACCGTGTTTAAGCTGGTTTAAAAAGGATTTTAACTAATGGCTTTAACTTTAAAGGACGTCTTAAAGGTAAGCGTATCGCTGCCTCCTCGGATCCTGATCTACGGAGATCCAGGTATTGGCAAGACTACGCTCGCGTCTGAATTTCCTGAGCCTATCTTTTTGCAGATCGAAGATGGCACGCCTGGCGGCGTCACGCTCAACTCATTTGGAAAGCTGGAAAAATTTTCTGAGGTTATGGAAGCAATTGGCGCTCTTTATACTGAGGAGCACAATTTCCAGACGCTCGTGATTGATAGCATCACTGAATTAGAGCGTTTAATTTTTGCAGAAACGTGCGCCCGAGGCGACGACAAGGGCAATAAGCAATCGTCGATCGAGGGCTTCGGCTACGGCAAAGGTTACGTCCTGGCCCAGCGCGTTTGGCAAGAACTCATCGATGGAATTAATGCGCTGCGCCGCGATCGCGGGATGGCTGTCATCCTTATCGCACACAGCTCTATCGAACGCTTCGACGACCCAGAGTCGTCGAGCTATCACCGCTACGAAATCGACTTACATTCTCGTAGCGTGGGCGCCGTCGAGCGCGACATGGACTGCATTTTCTTAATGAAAAAGTCCATTTCAACCCGAAAGGAGGACGTCGGTTTTAATCAGAGTAGAGCGATTGCCGAAGGTGGAAGCACAACTTTCATCCTTACGGAGGGTCGGCCGGCATTTGTAGCTAAAAATCGCTACACAATGCCAGCCAAGATTAAGTTCGAAAAGGGTAAGGGGTTCGAGGCCCTTGCTCCATATTTTCCGACACACGCAAACCAATAGGATACACTACAAATGGCACACATTGGCGAAACATTATCTCTTGATACGCTCCCAGCACCCGATAATTTTGAACCGCTTCCCGCCGGAAGTTATGTGGTCGAAATTATCGAGTCCGACGTTGTCGATACCAAAACGGGTTTGGGCCGTCAAATGAAACTCACGCTAAAAGTTGTTGAGGGTGATTTTGAAGGGCGTCGAGTCTGGGCGAACATTATGGTTCGTCATCAGAACGAGACCGCACAGCGTATTGGACAGCAGGTTATCGCGTCTCTTATTTCGGCGGCAGGTATCGGTCCGATCGATAATACTGAGGATCTTCATGGCATCCCAGTTATCGCAAAGGTTGTTATCGAACACGATAAAAGCGGTCAATTTGAGCCTAGAAACACCGTAAAGGGATTTCTTCCTTACGGCGCGCAGGTTGCAAATTCTGCGCCGGTGAAAGCGGCGGTGCCAAAGCCTCAGGCGGCACAACCCTGGATGCGTAAATAATCCTTAAAAACTGAGCGGCGTTCGCGCCGCTCAATTCCTCATAGGATTTTTTTAGCTTTGGAATCATTTGATTCCGAGAACGCCGGAACTTTGTCATGGCAGGACTCGATAAAACAAAATCTCCCGTTGCTGAGCGTATTGAGCAGCACTATCAGGCGTTGCAAACGCCAGTTGACGATGAAAACTTGCGCTGTTCCTCGATCGGAAATGAGTGCGAGCGTTCGCTTTGGTATGGTTTGCGCTGGGTTTCTCCTCTTAAAAGGCACGATGGGCGGCAAGAGCGTTTATTTCAAACGGGCCACCGCGAAGAGTTGCGCATTATAGAGGATCTTCGTGCGATAGGATGCAATGTATCAAGTCGCGATCCGAATACTGGCAAGCAGTGGACCGTTAGTTTTTTGGGCGGGATCATTCAAGGATCCACCGATGGACAGATTGTCGGAGTTCCGTGCGCGGAAAAGACGATACATCTTCTCGAATGTAAGACCGCCAACGATAAGTCATTTAATGATTTTCGCACTAAAGGCGTAGAGGCATCTAAGCCTGTCCATTTCATGCAGATGCAAATTTATATGCATGGCCTGAAATTGGAGCGCGCGCTTTATATCGTCCATAACAAAAATACGGATGAGATTGAAGCAGAGCGGGTGAAATATAATCCCGAGGTCGCCACAAAGATTATCGAAAAGGCGGATCGTATTGCGCATGCCAATGAGCCGCCGCCAAAACAAGAATCTTTTCTCTGTCGCTGGTGTAAGCATGAGAAAGTTTGCCGCTACGACGATTGGGCGCGTGTTCATTGTCGAACCTGCGTTTTTGCAGGCATTGTTGATGGAAAGACATGGGTGTGCAGTCGCGAGGACCGTATGCTTTCTTACGCCGAGCAAAAGCGCGGTTGTGAGCATCACATTTATATTCCTGAGCTTGTTCCTGGCGAAGTTATCGACTCATCTGAGCTTGATCATACGGTCACATATCAACTTCGTGTCGCGCATGAAGATAATGCGATCTACGTCGACGGCAGGGATCCTAAGCCACAAATACCGGAGGCGATATAATGAATGTCGCCTCTACTCCATATGCCGTTATGGCCAAGCGTCATGACTCCAAGGAGGAGTTGGATTTTTTTCCAACACCGCCATGGGCGACCCGCGCTTTGTGTAATTGGCTTCTTGCTAATGATTGTATTTACTCAACGGATATTTGCTGGGAGCCTGCTTGTGGCGCCGGGCATATGTCGCGCACGTTGAGCGAATATTTTGCTAGCGTTTATGAGACAGACATAAATTATTATGGATGCGGCGTTGGCGGAATTGATTTTCTTGAAAAGTCGCCCAGCAATGAGCGCAGCCTTACGTCCTGGATCATAACTAATCCGCCGTTCAATAAAGCGGAAAAGTTTGCTCTGCGTGGCTTAGAGGTTGCGCATAAAGGCGTGGGGCTCCTGGTTCGCACGTCATTCCTAGAAGGCGTCGGTCGTTACAATAATTTGTTTACGACTAATCCGCCGTCAGCCGTTCTTCAATTCTCTGAACGCGTCCCGATGCACAAAGGCCGCCTGGATCCGAAAGGATCGACTGCGACTTCTTATTGCTGGGTCATTTGGCGCACGCCGCGCCTGCCAGGTCACACACAGCTTCATTGGATCAAACCTTGCCGCCGAGATTTGGAGCGGGTGGAGGATTATAATGCTTAATTTACGTCCATATCAGTTCGAAACTGTAGATGAGATTTTTAGCTATTGGGCCGAAGGGGGAGGCAATCCTTTAGTCGAGTTAGCGACAGGCACAGGGAAATCACTTGTAATAGCCGAGGTATTGCGCCGTCTTCACGGCGATTATCCCTCAATGAACGTTTTAATGCTTACGCATGTTCGAGAGCTTGTCCGTCAAAACTATGACGAGCTCCTGTCGCATTGGCCTGGCGCACCCGTTGGCATAAATAGCGCCGGACTAGGACGGCGAGATCGCCATCACAAGATTCTCTTTGCCTCAATCCAAAGTGTAGCAAGATATGATGTCGGCGCGCTGGGTGAGCGTAATCTTGTTGTAGTGGATGAGGCCCATCTCATCCCACATAAAGAGAGCGGGCAGTATCGGAAACTGCTGGATAAATTACGCGAAATATATCCTGATCTGCGCGTCCTTGGCTTAACGGCTACTCCTTACCGCTTGGATAGCGGTCGTTTAGATGAGGGGCCAGATCGCCTCTTCGACAAAATCGTTTATAGTTATGATATTGGACGCGGCGTTGATGATGGATTTCTTGCGCCATTAGTTGCGCGCGGATCTAAGAACTCGATCGACGTTTCTGCTGTCGGCCGGCGTGGGGGGGAGTTTATCCCCGGTCAGTTAGAGGCTGCGGCTTCTGCCGTTACTCAGGATGCATGTGACGAGATCTGCATTAAAGCAGAGGATCGCAGTAAGTGGCTTGTGTTCTGCTCGGGTGTCGATCATGCGCATGAAGTCCGTGATGCCATGCGCGAGCGCGGTGTTACCTGCGAAAGTGTTACGGGTAAAACCCCAAAAGTAGATCGCGATCGCATCATAAGAGATTTTGCAAGCGGCCGTGTTCGCTGTCTGACTAACGTAAATGTTCTGACAACTGGGTTTAACGTCCCAGGCGTTGATATGTTTGCAATGCTACGTCCGACGTTGAGCACGTCTCTTTACGTTCAAATGCTAGGTCGCGGGACACGTTTAGCGCCTAGTAAATCTGATTGCCTGGTCCTGGATTTTTCAGGAAACGTCATGCGTCATG